AGGCTCGTAGTAGTTGCCGTCACCGATGTACTTGTCAGCCTCCTTGAACTTTGCATCGGCGAAGAGGTTGCGGGCACGGAAACGCTTGCCCAGGAAGAGCGTTTGCGCCGTATGCAGAGCAGCCCGCAGTACACGATGACCGACGCGCCCCGCCTGGTGCATGAGCATCTGGAGCGTATGGAGGCCGAGGAGCAGCCGATAGTGGAGTTCTACGGAAAGCAGCGTGTTGTATCGAGCGTGACCCTTGCACGGCTGACGGGCCGCAAGCACGATTACGTGTGCGATAGCATCCGGGCCGCGATGAAGTGGGCGTTACGCCCGTCGCGTCAGTTCTACCGTACCACGCGCACCGTGCGCAAGGGTTTCGGCAAGGGCTATGACTACGACGGTGGTATCATCTACTACGTCACTATTGAGGGTTTCCAGACGATGCGGCAGCACTGCCGATCTGTCACGGATGAACTCTACAAGAGAGTGATCGCCGATTTCAACAGGAACAAGGGCAAAAGCCAGGCAGTCAAGGCAGCACCATCCACCCCGCCAAAGGAGGCAGCGACGGAATCCAAGCCGCAAGGCCCCGCGATGCCTAAGGATGCAGCCGACATGATGGCGCGTTTCGTCAAGGCTATGGCTGTGATGATGGGTGTAGATGTAAACGAGGTGTCTAACTTAATGAATGGAGGAGGCAAGTAATGGAAGTGGAAATGATCGCAGTCAAAAAAGACATGAAGCGTGAGAAGATGATGACCGTAGTCCCGAAACAGGGGCAGGTAATGGCCTATTCGGCAGACGAACTGAAAAAGGCCCTACAGGCTTTGCGCGATTTCGTAGCCTTTGACCTTGCAGCGGAGTTGGGCGAGAATTCAAGTATTTCGGCCTGGCGGCTATCGTCGGAATTGATGCCGCTTGACTATCTGATACGCGAAGTTGAATTTAAGGAAGTGGAGGTGTTGGTATGAAGCAGACAGTTATTGAAATCAGGGATAAGGACGGCGTTATGCCGTACAATGCAGAGACTTTCAGGAACGCGGTCAGAGGGACGCGCGAGTATATCCGTAACCTGCTGGCAGAGTTTCCCGCAGATGTGACGGTAGGAGCCAGGAGCACAGCCAGGGCATTCGAGCCGCTTAACTGGCTGCTGGAGGATGCAGCGATAACCGATCAGCAGAAAGGAGGTGAGGCATGATTACGACCCGTCCGGAAGTTGACTACAAGGGCAACTACTCGCAGTCACAGGCCGCAAAGGCTTTGGGAGTTGACCGCCACACCGTGGCCCGCTACGTGAAGCAGGGCCACCTGAAAACTCGTGTTCGCAGGTTTGACCGTAAGACCGTCATTCCCGGTAGCGAGATACTGAAACTGTGGGGCGGTATGTACTTATAGCACGCTATCATAGTCATAAGCAGGGACAAGTCCGGCGGGGCTTGCCGCCTGCCTTTATCGGGCAAAAACGTAGAGGTTTTGCCCCGAATCGTCGTAGCCGTGAAAAACTATTTTCTTAATAAAATCAAATAATTACCACGTTGCGCCATAGTGTACCATAGTACGCCGTTTGCAGTTTTGCGGCGTGTCTTGTTTTGCCTAACTTTGTGACGGGTAATTACCCGAAGTTCATAAATAGATATAGTTTTACGCGTATCGGCAGCAGGGATGCCACCGATACTTTTCTACAGAAAAAGGACAGTGAATCATATATGAGCATTTGGCAAAACATAAAAAGCTGGTTTAGAGACGGTGAATCCGTTGTTGAGGCGCAGACCCAGAAGCCCGTCCGTACGAATCCACGCACGGGCGCGGGGCTGCAATACTACTTCTACCCCTACGGGGAGCCGTTGTCGGTTGCTACGGTGTACCGTTGCGTGCAGCTTTTGAGTGATAGCGTAGCCGGACTGCATTTGCAGTACCTCAAACTAAAGAATGATCGTTACCAGGAAGATGTTAATAGCCCGTTGCACTATCTTTTGACGGTGCAGCCTCAACCAGAAATGAGTATCTTTGATTTCTGGAGTATGGCGGTTAAACTGATGCTGTTAGAGGGTAACGCCTATATCTATCCGCGTTACGTCTTAGGTGAACTTACAGACCTGGTACTATGCGCACGTAACACCGTAACCCACGATACCCTGAATGGCTTGTACTTTATTTCTGATCCTTATAGCGGTGTGTATGGTACTTTTAAGGAATCAGAGATTATACACCTGTACTTGCATAGTTCAGACGGACGCAGAGGTGAAAGCGTGATAGAACACGCCAGACGTACTACGACCATAGCGACAGCGGGCGACGAAGAGACCGCGAACCGCTTTACCAATGGCGGTAACGTACGCGGTATTATCAGCAACGATAAGAGCGTTACGGGCTTTGGTGAGTACCAGGACGAAGAGTTAGAGAAAACCGCCGTAGATGTTGACAGCCGTTTTTCACACGGTGAGCATATCGTAAGTTTGCCCGGCCAGGTGGACTTTAAGCAGATTTCACTAAGCAGCACTGATATGCAGTTTTTGGAATCGCGCAAGTTTACCGTAAGGGAGATTTGCCGTTTCTTTGGCGTGCATCCGTCGTTTGTATTTGACGATACAAGCAACAACTATAAATCGGCTGAAATGGCTAACGTAGCCTATTTGTCAATGACACTTGACCCGATTTTGAAAAGGATAGAGGCAGAGTTTACCCGTAAGCTGATACCGCAGTCACTTTGCTGCAAACGTATTTTCAAGTTTGACCGCAAGGGCATCTATTCGCTTGATCTGGAATCAATGGCGAAGTATCAAAAGCTGACTATTGAAAGTGGCATCTATACAATCAATGATTGGCGACGTATCGAGAATCAGCCGATAGTTGAGGGAGGCGATACCGTATTATGTTCGACAAACCTTGCAGCGTTGGATAGTGAGAAGATCACTAAGGGCGCAGCATCTAAAAGTAATAACAACAATGGAGAAGATAAACAAAAGAGCCGTCGGATTTGAAGTACAACTGAAAGTCCGCGAAGCGTCAGAGGGAGGCGAAAGCCGCATTATCGAGGGCTACGCTTTGAAGTTTGGCGTACGTAGCCGTCTTTTGCTTGATTGGTGGGTAGGCGTTTACTACGAAATCCTGGAGCCGGGTTGCATTACCCGTGAGACGTTGGACGCTTGCGACATCATGCTAACTATGTTCCATGATCGCCAACTGATCTTAGGCCGTAGTAAGAACGGCAAGGGTACTTTGCAGTATGAGATCGACAGCGTAGGCGTTAAGTTCTGGTGTGAAATGCCTAAGACCGTTGACGGTGATAAGGCCCTGGAATTGATCGCACGCGGCGACATTACGGGTTGTTCTTTCATCTACTCAACTGATGAGAGAGACAGCGAGAACGCCGTTAGCTACGAAAAGACGGGTGAGAAAACCGAAGATGGCGAAGAAATCCTGTTGCGTCACGTTAAGCGTATTGATAACGTTTACGACTTTACCATTACGCCAAAGCCCGCCTTTGAGCAGACTAACGTAACAAAGCGTGAATTGGAGGACGCGGGTATAGTTTTCGACGAAAAGCCAAAAACACCCCAGGAGCCTAAGACGATTGACCTTGCAAAGAAACGTGAGGCGATCCGTGAGATTAGAGAGAGAATTAGCCATACCGTTTAAGGTGGCATATTGTTTAATTTAATAGTTTCTGCAAGATGAAAAAGGAGAAATTTAATTTTCGTGAAGCCTACGAGCGCATAGACGCTATCAAAGGCCGCCTTAACGAGATGGCGCAGAATCTCGAAAACGACAAGGAGCGCGAGGCATTGACCGATGCTGAAAAGGGCGAGCGTAAGCAGCTTGAGCGTGAACTTGATATTCTGGAAATGAAGATCAAGGCCAACACCGAGAGCATTGCCGTAGTGCGCGAGGAGGATATACCCTACGCCAACGCCAAAGTACGCGAGTGCCTCAACGCAGGTAAGCGTTTTGAGTTGAAGATTAGCCGTGCCGTTGCGCAGTCATTCGGTGGTAACACCTCTACTTATGCAAGTGGCCTGGCAGGTGCTAACCCATCCGGCCTGACTACGCACGACATCGTAGAGCCGCTGTATAACAAAACTATCCTTTCCGCTATCGGCTCACCCCTGCTGACAGGCTTAAAGGGTAATCACCAGTGGCCTGTTGTTGAGGCTTTCCACGCCACCATCAACGATGAGGGCGCAGAGTTGGGCGATACTAAGATACCGCTTAACAAGCTGATCGCAAAGCCGGAGCGTCTGGGTATCGCAGTACCTATTACCCGTGAGGCCCTGAACGAGACCGATAACCTGGTGCAGTTGGTAGCCACGCAGTATATGCCCGTTGCCATTGCTGAACTGATGAACAAGATTATGTTTAGCCAGGTTAAGGTTAACGGTGCTACTGATCTGGTAGGCCCATTCATTCCCGCCAACATGAAGGCCGAGAACAAGTTGACCTATACAGGTGACGCGCCTACCTTGAAGCAGATCGTAGGTGCTAAGACCGCGATCCTGAAGCACAACGTTAAGTCCGAGGGCCTTTGCTACGTTATGAGCGAGGTAACTAAGGGCGATTTGGAGGCTACCCCAAAGTGGTCGGGTGCAAACCAGGCTATCGTTGACGAAAACGGTAAGATCAATGGTGTACCCGTATTCTGCACTAACGAGGTTGCAGACGGCCAGATTTACGTTGGCGCGTTCAAGTACGCACCACAGGGCCTGTTTGGTGACATGGTATTTATCGTTGATCCTTACAGCAAGGCACGTAACAACGCTATCGACTGCGTGCTGAACGTTGACTATGCTATTAGCGTACTGCGTCAGGAGGCTTTCGCTGTGCTGTCTAAAATCGGCGTTTTCCTGGATAAGTCAGAGTTGGAGTTAACCGTAGGTGATACTTTCGACCTGACAGCTACCGCGTTCCCTGTAGGCACAGCCGTTACATGGGCAACAAGCGCAGCAGCTAAGGCAACCGTAGCCGATGGTAAGGTAACAGCCGTAGCAGCAGGTAACGCCAACATTACCGCATCTATTACGGTAGGTGGGCAGACCTATACCGCTACTTGCGCCGTGACCGTTAAGGCCGCAGGTTAAATAGGGATTGTGTAACATATCAGAGTTTTAGGTTATGGCTAACGTAGTGGATTTGGCACTTTTCAAGCAGCACGTAAAGGCTGATGATTTCGCAGACGATGATACGTACCTGGCACATCTTCTAAAGAGTGCTACAGGCCACGTTATCAGGGCTACCAACCGCACCGAAGCAGAATTAACGGAAATGGGAGGCGGTGAGTTTCCCGCCGAATTGCAACAGGCAATTATGATGTTAGGTGCCCATTGGTATAACCAACGCGAATCAAACGCCCAAACGATCATGCCGGAGGTGGCAAATTCACTACAGGCTATAATTAAGCCTTTCAGAAAATTGGTTAAGGATGATAGCGGGACGGATGAAGTATAAACTAAAGCTGTTGCAGCCTGTAAAGGCTGAAAACGACTTTGGCGAAGAGGTGGACACCTGGCAGGAAACCGTAACCGTACACGCGGAACGGGTGAAGCATACGGGGAACCGTAGCGAAGAGGTAGGCGAACATTTCCCGGACTATCGCGTAGAGTTCAATATAAGGGACGTACATACGATCAGCGAGAATTGGCGCGTACAGCAGTTAGGTGGAAACCTGTACACCGTAACGAACATCATACCTAACTTAGATAGAGGTTTTAAGACCCTGATTTGTGACAGAGTGAACGAATAACCGTAATTTCAGCGTATGCAACCCGATCAGGCAGAAGTAAAGGATTTGGCGCAGCTAACAAGGGAAATGAACCCGAAGCAGCTACGTAATTCCTTGAAACGTGCATACAGAGCCGAGGCAAAGAAAGTATTAGGCATTGCCCGTAAGAGCCTACACGCAACACGCTTGCAGGTAAAGGGTAACAAATCGGATTGGGATAAGGGAATACGCAGCCACATTTATAGCCGGGGTGGTGGCTTTTTGATTACCGTCAAGGCACACCGGGCCACTATGAAAGGACAGGGCGAGAAGTCTATGCACGAAAACCGCCAGGGCTTTAAAAAACCTATCCTGATGTGGGCAGAAGAGGGTACTAACTATCGTCAGCGAGGCGGTAAGAAAGTACGTATCAAACACGGTATCTACGGATCGCACAGAAGCGGCAAAACCCGTTATTGGACGGAAACCATACGTAAGGATGGAATACCAACGAAGCGGATGCCGTCGTACAGATTTCTTGAAAAGGCTACACCCGAAATGAATAGGACGGTAGAAACCGATTTAGGAAAAGAAGTGAATGTAGCCGTAGAAAAGGTGGCTAAGAAATGCGGATTTATAAACTAATAGGAGTATGGCAAAGACATCATTAAGCGCGGGTATTATCATACGTGACATACTTACTAAGGATGCCGACGTAAAAAGAATCGCTACAAAGGTTTTCCCCGTAGTGACAGATAAAGCCACGTTGCCATACGTAGCCTATCGCCGGGCGCGTCTGGATCACAACCCCGTTAAGACGGGTGTACCAGGTGCAGATAAGGCTATGATAGAAATAAATTGCTATGGTAAGACCTACGAACAAAGCATAGAGTTGGCAGAGGCGGTACGCGCCGCCCTGGATAACGTACAGGCGGAGAAATCAGGTTTGGCTATGCGCAGTTGTTATCTATCAGACGGTGAAGAGTTCTACGAAGATGATGCTTACGTACAAGGATTAACTTTTAGTGTTCAGATTTAAGAATTTCAACGAATTTAAAAAATTAGGATTATGACTAAACCAACTTCTGGCTACGTTAATGGTAGCGACATCCTGTTAAGTGTTGGCGGTAAGGCCGTAGGTCATTGCACCACCCACACTATCACTTTCAATAGTGAGACTAAGGACAGAGCCGTTAAGCCCGCAGCAGCTAACGGTTATTCAGCCGGATTATGGAAAGGCAAGGGCGTTACGGGCCTTTCTATCTCTATCAGTGCAGAGGGTTTGCGTTTCTACGGTGAGACCGAGAACGGATTTACCGAGATCGCCGCTAAGTGGGGTAAGGGCCAGAGCGTAGCCGTATTAGCTTATGAGCGAGAGGGCGACGCTACACCTTATGTTTCTGGTAATTTCATTATTACCTCAATCGAGGAAACAAGCCCCGCCCAGGATGATGCCACTTACTCTATTCAGTTAGAGAGCGACGGAGAGCCAACCACATATCCCGGCAAGGAGCAGGCAGGCGAATAATTCCTACGATCATGGCAAAAGTAGAAATTACAATTAACGGCAAGGCATACCCCTGTAGGCAGACTATGGGGGCTATGCTTCGCTTTAAGCAAGAGACAGGCAAAGAGGCTACAGAAATGGATGGCGGGTTTACCGACATTTGTACGTATCTGTGGTGCTGCATCGTTTCGGCTTGTGCCGCTGATGGTGTAGAATTTAATCTAAGCCTGATGGAGTTTGCGGATAGCATCGACCCCGACGCTATGACCGCATGGGAGCAGTCTATTAATGGCGACAAAAAGCCAGATAGCGAAGAAAAAAAAAGAACCAAGAGAAGCAAATAGGCATTTACGACGTATTGGGCATAGCGTTGGGCCTAATCAAGTTGTCATACAATGATTTTTGCCGTTTGACACCTACAGAGTTTGAACACGTCTATAAAGCGTATAGCGAAAAAGAGGACGCGGATTATAAGGATGCCTGGGGCCGTATGAGATTAGCGGCAACCGTATTGCTACAGCCGCATACTAAAAAGAAGATAACACCTGAAAAGGTTATTATATTCCCCTGGGAAAAGAAGCAACTTAACAAGCCGATTATAGGCAAAGACGAAAGTAAAGCACGATTTGAAGCGTTGATGGCACGAATACATAAAGATAAGGATTAGGAAAACGTTTGCTTTTATACGATAGATGCCTGTTTTGCTGATTTACAGAACCCGAAAGAAACAGCAGTAAGGAAATGGCAAAAGAGGTAAAATTTAACGTACGAATATCTGTTGATGGCAAAGACCAGATCGTAACCGCCACCACGTCAGTTAGCGATCTACGCCAAGTCATGGATAGGGCAAAGGGTAGCGCAGCTAAATTACGCGATACCCTGTTGAACTATAACCAATCCGTACAGGTACTACAGAACGTAACCAACGCCGTTTCGCAGCTTACGGGTACACTTAACAGCGTTACAGCCGAAAGTCAGAGTTTTGGCGCAGCTATGAAAGCCGCTAATACGATGGCGGGTAAAGATGCAGCAGGCTTTGATAAACTTAAAGGCCAGGTAGCCGAATTGTCTAAGACTATCCCGATGGCCCGCGACGCTTTGGCAAATGGCTTGTATCAGGTTATCAGTAACGGTGTACCCGAAGATAATTGGATTAGCTACCTTGAAGCGTCCGCACGATCAGCCGTAGGAGGTATAGCAGACGTTGGCGAAGTTGTTAAGGTAACATCTACCATTATCAAAAACTACGGGCTTGAATGGGATGCAGCCCAGGATATACAGGATAAGATACAGCTTACGGCCAAGAACGGTGTAACGTCGTTTGAACAACTTGCAGCCGCTTTGCCGTCAGTGACAGGCCAGGCAGCGCAGTTGGGCGTATCTTTTACTGAAATGTTGGCCGTAATGAGTACGTTAACGGGCGTAACGGGTAATACCGCCGAAGTATCGACACAGCTTGCAAGCGTACTGACTGCATTAACGAAAGAGAGTAGCAAGAGCCAGAAGATGGCAGAGGCTATGGGTATTTCGTTTAATGCCGCATCTATCAAGGCAGCAGGTGGTTTCCGTAATTTCCTGATGGAACTTGATAAGACCGTGACAGCCTACACCGCAAAAACAGGCGAGTTGAAAGAATCCGTTTACGCTAAGTTGTTTGGCCGTGCAGAGGCTTTGCGCCTGGTTAACGGTTTGACCGGGCAGATGGCCGATAAGTTTGCCGAAAACATAAAGGTACTTGATGATAGCGCGGGCACTATGGCAGCAGCCTACGAAGATATGGCAAGCACCAACGCGTCTAAACTGCAAATGATGAAAAACCAATGGGGCCAATACACTGACTACATAGCAGGTGCAGTAAGTGGTATTCAGCCCGTATTGAATTTCAGCAGTCAATTAGGTATGACCGCCGTTTCGGTTATTACTTTGTCGCGTGCTTTTAGTCAGCTACATATTGCCCAGGCTTTGGCCTCAAAGTCAATGTATCGAACTATTGCGGTGTATGCCCTGTTTGGTACTAATTCCCGTCGCGTTGCAGCCGCTACCCACGTAATGGCTAATTCTTTCAGGAGCGCAGCCACTAAAGCCGTAGCCCTGAAAATAGCTATACGCGGACTGATGGCCGCTACAGGTATAGGCATAGCCCTAACAGCTTTGGGCGTGATCGTAGCAAAGTTGGCCGGATCATTTGACGGTGTGGGTGATGCAGCAGCCGGAGCCGCCGACGGGTTACAGGATTTCGGAGAATCAGCCGACAGCGTTAAACAGGCGTATGATAACACCCTGGAATCTACCTATAGCGACCTGATGGCTAAGTACGAACAACTCAAAGAGGGTTGGAAAGCACTTAGCAAGGAACAGGAAAAGGTAGCCTGGATCAAGAATAACCAGGCCGCGTTTGACGAACTGAAACTAAAGATAGGCGGTGTGTCTGATGCCGAAAGTATCTTTAGTGGTAATACTGATGCAGTCGTAGAGGCTTTCAGCCGTAGGGCAAAGGCAGCGGCACGTATGGCGCAGCTAACAGAATTGTACCGTAAACAAATTACGTTGGCCGATGAATACGCCAAGACCCAGACGGCTATACAAGACGATGCCAATAAGAACGCCCGGCACGCTAACGCGGGTGATGAAATCAAGGATGGCACTTATAGAAACAGCCGATACGGTAGTGTTGGCAATGATGGTAAGTGGCGTTTTTCAGAGCAGGGCGCGAAACTCTACAGCGGTACTAACGTATCGAGCAGCCCGGCATTGAGGGCCATAGAAGAAAGGATGAAAGCCAACGAAGCCGAGACAAAGAAAGTTGAGGCCCAATTTGCAGCGGAGCAAGCCGAGGCAAATAAGCCTATCGTTGGCGGTAATCGTCTGGCAGGTGGTAGCGGTAGTAGTAGCGGTAATAAGAGTAAAGACGGCAAGAAAGATTTGCAGTTGGTAGAAAATGCCAAGTCTTACAAAGACCTGGCTAATAACGTTTCGTACTATCAGCAAGAGATTGAGAAAACCGATAAGTCCGACATAGCACGCATACAGACTTTAACCCAGGCTAAGAAAGCCGCCGAAGATGCCGTAGAAGCATTTAAGATGCTACAAGATGGTATGGCCGTGCCAGAAGAGTTAAAGAGCCTGGACGATTACGATAAGAAACTGCAATACTTACGTAAGCAGAAGCAGACGGCCAACGCTGAATCTATCGCAGGTATCGACGAAGAGATACGTAAGACAGAAGAGGCCCGCCAGGTATTAGAGGACACAAGTATAGCAGCGTTACGCGACGATGAGATTAAAACGTACGATCAGCTTAACGCCAAACTATCATATTATAACCGTTTGCTTAACAGCGGTGATGAAGCACAGCGCGAGTTTGCCCAGAAAGGTATTAACAGCCTCAACAAGCTACAGACCGCATGGGATCAGGCACGCGATAAGATGAATTTGCCTACATCTACCAACAATCTAAAGGACGTTGATACGGCTATATCTTTCTATACAGAGCAACAGCAGCACGAAGATGCAGACCAGATACTAAAGACGCAGAGAATTATAGACGATCTGACAGCCAAGAAACGGGTTTTGCAACTTAGTACGGAGTTGCCCGGTATGCAAAGAGAGATCGCGGGTATCAATAGCTTGCAGGGACGCGAGCAGACTATTAAGATACGCAGTATTGGTTTTGACGAACTGAAAAAGCGTATTCAGGAACTTAATAACCTGATGAATGATACCCGCAACCCTGTATCGTCAGATCAGAAAAAGGAGATAGAGGGCATGATAGCCGTTTATGAGAAATGGCAAAGGCAGTGCGTATCTTCTTTCGATACTTTGCAGCAAGGTTGGGGAGGTATCAAGGGTATTGGTAGTGGTGTAGAGAGTATCACAAACGCCCTGGAGGGTAACGGTAACGCCTGGCAGACGGTAACGGGTATCGTTGACGGCTTTATACAACTCTATGAGGGTATACAGACTATCGTAGGTATTATCGACCTACTTACTACGGCTACAGCAGCCCACACCGTCGCTAAGACGGCAGAGGGAGCCGCTACAGGCGTAACGATGGGTGCAACCGTAGCAGCAGCGGCCACCGAAGAGGCAGCAGCAGCGGCAGTAGTACCCGTGATCGTTGCTAACAAGTTGGCTACAGCAAGCTATATGGAGTTAGCAAGTGCAATGTTTTTCGCGGCCCACGCAGCCATACCGTTTGCCGGATTTGGTATTGCAGCCGGATTTATAACCGCAGCCGTAGCAATGACCCAGGCGATAGGCGTTATGCCATTTGCCAACGGTGCAGTAGTCAGCGGCCCCACCCTGGCACTTGTGGGCGAGTATGCAGGTGCAGGTAATAACCCGGAAGTCATAGCCCCGCTTGATAAGCTACGTAGCATGATCGACACCGATAGCGGCATGAGTGGTAAGGTACGCTTTGAGATTGAGGGCCGTAAACTTGTAGGCGTGATAGAAAAGGAATACAACCACAAGAAAAGGAGTTAAGCAATGAGTAAGCAGTTACGATACAGGGGTGAGTTTCTAAGCCGATCAAACGTTGTTTGGCGGGTAGATATTCTACAGGAGGCAGACGCGCCGTTTGCCACCGTAGGCGATCTGACTTTTGAGCGCGAAGAGGCTTTGGTAATTGATTGGAAGCACCAGGATAAAGAGGCCGTTATTTGCGGTAGCGAGGCCACTATTAGGATAGAAAGCCCCGGAGATCGCACGTATGAAGATTTGTACACTATTGAGGTTGGCCGTATTCGTATGGACGTTTACAGAAACGGTAGCCTGTATTGGAGTGGAGCGTTAGACCCAGAGTTTTACGAAGAGCCGTACGAAATGGCACGCTACTACGTCGTATCGCTTACTTTCAGCGACTTTGGAATACTTGACCGTCTGAAATATAATTTGGCAGGTATGCAGACTATACAGGCTATTATTGTCGATGCCTTGACACGTAGCACTATAAATTACGGCTCTATTGATACGTCACTTTGTACGACTACGTTTAGTGATGATACAGCAGCAACGCCCGCCACCCTATCAGTACGTAGCGATAATTTCTATGATGAAGATGCCAAGCCAAGTACCCTGAAAGAAGTTGTAGAGGGCGTATTACAGCCGTTGGCCCTACGTATGATACAGCGTAACGGAAAAGTCTATATCTACGATCTAAACGGGCTTAACAGAAGTGGAGCCAGGAGAGCCGTAACGTGGGATGGTGACAGCCAGACTTTGGGCGTTGATAAGGTTGCAAATAACGTGACCGTCAGCTTTTCGCCCTATTCGTCAGCAGACCTACTTAGCGGTGATTTGCAGTTTGGCGGTGAATATTCGGTAGAAATGGTTAATTTGTTGGCAGAACGCGGCCACGACTATTATAGTTACTATCCCGATTATTCAGAGGAACACAGGCAGGGCGGTAGTTGGGATTACAACCTAATTAACTTTACTATCTTTTTGAGCAGTAAAGGTAAGGGCCTGGCTTATCTTAATCCGTCGGCCAGATATTGCCATATTCTACCTGTAGTCAGCGGCCCGTCAGAAACGGACGCTATCGCATGGGCTTTCTATTCCGGGGGACACGGCCCGATAGAAGAGTATCACCATTGGCCTAAACAGATACTCAATACCTGTAGAAAGGAGAATAGCGGTATTCTTATGAAGTCCCACAAAGTATTTTTGCCTAAACTTAGCAGCGAGGGCGAAAAGTCTTATTACGTACGCTTGTCGCTTGATTTCCTGTTGGATGCCCGGTACAATCCGTTTACAGAGGCAAAGGACGGTAACGAAGCCGACAACTACGACCTAATGAAAAGGCGCACGGGTTGGGCTTTCATACCTATTGCCGTCAATATGTATGATGGAGAGGGTAACGCTATTTGCCACTATGTAAACAGCCACAACGCCAAAGGAGCCTGTAAGGGGCATTTGGGTTATGCCAAAGGCAAATGGGAAAGCGGAGCCGCGAATTTTGGCGACGCATACCTGGAATATTACAACGCCGACGATCTGGAAGATAATACGGGTATTTTAGGATGGAAGAAAAACCGCCATTGCATAGGCAGGCCGTTTTTTGCCAATATACAGATATATGACAGCTTTAAGAGCATGGCAGACGGTGAGTATATGCCATATCCGACACAAGGCGGCTACCTGGAAGTTACCGTATATGGAGGCGTGCAGTGTTTCGACTACGACGGTGTGAGGACTTTTTTAGACGGTTTTGATTGGGATTGGGACGCGTGCAAGCGTTGGACTGAAACAGGGCTTTACGATAAAGTACGTTGGATGCTATACAAAGCCCCAAAAATCGAGTTGGTTAAAAACAACTTGATCTTTGATGCAGCGGAGTTGGAAGATATAGAGTATTCGGGTTATATTAACCAGGCTGCAAAGGAGGAAATCAGTATAGATACGATTTGCGGCACGGCTAATAAGATTTGCCCCACAGCGAGGGGTATATACTGCCGTACGTCAGATAGCCTACAGATACAGAAGCTAAAGCGTGCAGGTGTGACAGACCACCCAGAAAAGTTACTGATCGGTACGCTTTATAGTCAATATGCGGCACGTAAAACCAAGTTGTCAGGTGAAGCCGTGATAGACACAGGCGGGCTTTGTGTATTTACCGAAAGGAACCAACAGGGCAAGTTATTCTTAATGACGGGTGAGCAACAGGACGTTATTACCGATACGTCAGAGATCGAGATTACGGAATTTAGCCCCGACGAATACGATGCCATAGAGGAAGTAAGTTAAACATAGCGCAGTTATAGTATATGGATAAGCACTATATATCAGTCATAAAAGGCCACACGCCAAGACCCAGAAGCAAGCGGATGCAGCAGCAGGGCACGGGTAATGTCAACAGCACCGTAGTATTGAACGCGGAAGCCGGGGGCAGCAGCCCCGTATCTGGTGACGGGCATACGCACACTAACAAAGAGGCCCTGGATCAGATTACAACCGACGCTAACGGCTATATCTGGCTTGAATTGCTGAAAGAGGTTATAACAGAGGTTGACGGCCAGGAAACGACTATATACGATAAGGTACGTGAAAAGGTTAAGGCGGGATATGCGGACGTAGCGGGAGATTTGGCAGAAGATAGCCCGATTTTCACTAAGTTTCTTAGCCGCCTGACTGATGATATAGCGCAGGGTATTATTACCTTTCAGCAGGGCTTAATTGCATTAGGTTTGGCCGTATTCCGTGACGAAGTGCATTTTGGTACTTTCGTTAGATCGCTTTATGCCGGAACGGGTGCAGGTATAGACCCGCAGGGAAACGCAGAGTTTGAAAGCGTACGGGTACGTACTTACTTTGAGGCCGTAGAACTTATTATTAACCGTCTATCGGCTATCGAGGGCGACCAACTACTGACAGAGAGCGATCAGATAGAGAGCGTAGAGGATTTGGGTAACGGCCAATATCGGCTGCATCTACGCGCTAAATGGGAGGGATATTTTACAGCCCAAAAGGTTAACAACGTTATAAAGGGTATCATTAATAATTTGGGTGCAGCAGCTTTGGGCATGACAAACCCAGGAACCAACGCGCAGATGTACACAAGTTGGATGAGGGTTAACGCTGTTGATACAGGTAATAACACTATCGACGTAATCCTGTACCCCGACAATCAGACACCCGCAGGTATCAATTTCCCACCTTGCGAACTGATGAATATTGCCCGATGGGGAAACCAGACGGACACCACACGCCAAAGCTGCATCTACCTTTCATCTACAGAGGGCCGTATAGTCAAGTTGACAGGCGTAACTAAGCCTATCATAGACGAAACTAACTACGGCCTGGTGATCGGTGCTTTGCCCGACTTTGTGCGTGAAATGACAGACTTAGACGGAAACCCGCTACCCATTAAGCCAGGGTTGGATTACGTCTATGCCCCTGGTGTGGTAACGATGGATATTATACGCGTCAATCAGTGGACGGGCCAACCGATACCTAACTACGTTGATCGCGGAGAGTGGAACGCCGAAGCCCTTTACTATTGCCGCGCCATTAACCCAGAAACAGGCGAATACGAAACGTCAGATGTTTGGTATAAGGGATGCAAATACAGATGCCAGGTAACGGGTACGCATACGGCCCCAGGTATTAATACAACCGATTGGGCGTTTATTGAGGGAAACCCAAGTTTCACGGTAGAGTTTAACGATACAGACGTATTGTTTGACCCTGATACTTTCGACCTGACTTTGTACATTATCGCTAAGTGGCACAATCAGGATATTACCGATAGTATCTTAGCCTCAAACGTCACATGGACGCGATATAGTGAAGATGCAGACGGCGTAGAACGCGTGCAGTCTGATTTGGCATGGAACGCCCGCCGTGGTGATTCTGGTAAGTCTATACACCTTACTATTGAGGATATGGATTTTAACGGCTACGTACCCCGAAAGGTAAAGATTACGGCATCCGTATTGCTGACTGACAGCGAGGGGCACGAAATAGATGCAGATACGGCTACATTTGAGTTTTAACGATTAAAGCATATTAGACGATGAAAGTAAAGAGATTTGATTTTAACTTTAAGCCCCTACAGATCAGCGCAGGTATGCTGACAGATGGTAGCGTTTCAGGCCGTCAGAGTTACGACGCGGACGCGGACGTTTTCACGCCTGATTATACCCTGACACCCTGTATTATTCAGCCCCAGGTAGGCCGATTGGATAAAGACGAAGTGCTGACACCCGGACTGATTAACAGCAGCCTAACTAATATCAGATGGTATGAGACTATAGGCGGTACGCGCACCCAGATACAAGCGGCTAACACTAACTACGAAATGACTACAAGCGGAGTTAATGCAGGGCGTATCAAGGTTAAGAAGAACGCAAGCCCAAAGAACCCTATTACTTTGGAGTTCAACGCGGATTACGTAGATAGTCGTACAAGCCAGGTGTACCACATACAACGGACGTACCAGGTATTTTGTGACGATGCTACTACTTTGCCCTATCTGTTTCTGGATGCAGCCGACCAGACAATATACAATCCGCTGAAAGACCCCGATATACAGGTAGTACACGCAAGCCTACGTATTGATAAGAACGAGTGCCCGACGGCCAACCGCGCTTTTATTTGGGAGAAAATGCGGGAAGATGGAACGTGGAGCCAGGTAGGTACGGACACGGTATTAGACTATGAGTTGACCGTATCGCAGGATGGTACAAGTTGTACCGTTGACCGTAGCCTGATGGGTACAGACCTGTATCTAAGATGCCGCGCTAAGTATTCGCCAAACGGAGACCTTACAGGCCAGACGTTGCACGATAGCAGCCCGGCAAAGACGGTAGCGTTTATTCGCAGATTACCTAAGTTTGAATTTGACATGGCGGGTGTACCTACCAATATCCCAAGCGGCCTGGTATCTATTTCCCCGGAGGCCAAGATATGGGACGTTAACGGTGCCATCGCCAATCCTGAAAAAGAACTTTTGCCGCTTTGGTACGTAGCTACAAACAAAGCGTCTGGTACACTTACGTACAACCAGGTAGGGCACGGCATGAATCCCGTTTTACCTACTAAGGCTATGAGCAATACGTTAGGCGCAGTTTACGCGTTGGACGTAGTGGATTGCGGCTATAACGGAGTTATGGAAGATGACGACGGTGTACTATTTGAGGACTACGACGGCGCATTGCTGATATTCAAGTAAGCATTATTTATAAACATTAAAATTTTCGATTTATGGCACGTTACATTAAAGCGAATCCAAAGGTAGCACAATACCTTAATTTGGAGAATGACAGAAACACCGTAGCGGATGGCAACTACCTACTTTGGCAAGCCGATATGTTGGAGTTCGGCCCGCTGACAGAGTTAAACAACACACTTGTTATGATCGGCGGTTTGGCACTGATGCCACATGAGGCCCGCGAAGAGCAAGACGGTACGGTTATCCGACCTTTGCCGGAGCCAACCGATGAAAGATTTAGGTATCAGCCCGTACCACCCGTAGAGGAACCAGGCGAAGAGGTAGAAGAGCAGCCGGAGGGTAACGGTGAATCAGAGACACCAACCGATCAGCCCGAAGCCGAAGCACCTACAGAGGGTAACGGTGAATCAGAGACACCAACCGATCAGCCCGAAGCCGAAACACCTACAGAGGGTAACGGTGAAAGCCAGGAACCCGAAGCCGAAACACCTACAGAGGGTAACGGTGAAAGCCAGGAGATCACAGCGGGCGACGTTGGCAGTGTTGAGGATTTGATAAACTTTGCCCCGGCAGAGGAAACAGAATAGTAACCACTAAAGCCAATAATTATGAGTAGTGCAAGTACAAGTAGAACTATTAAGTTCATAAGCAAGGCAGGTACATACACAGCGGTTATTATGTGCCCTGATGGTGATTTGTACCAGGAATACGTTACGGATGGTAGCCAGATTACGGATATATACCCCAATTTCGCTACCACTAAGCCAATTCTATATTTTGTCTGTACGTCAAGCCGCGTAGCGGAGGGCGTAGCAACACCCGACGGCATTAACTTCTATTTCAACGGTACACTGATTGAGTTTAGCGGTGACACGTCAACGGGTACGTTTGCCGGAATGTTTAAGAAGATCGCGCCAAGCGGTACGCAGCTTTATTACGGCTTGCAATTCCTACAGAATATTGCAGCAGCCGCAGGGTACGCGCCCGTTACTATCAAGATGGTAGCCACTATTTCGTATGGCACGCAGAGCGACCAGATACAAGCCGAATATAGAATACCCGTACAGCAGTCAACGGGTAATAGCTACCGCGTAACTATCACAGCCGGGGACACTAAGAATTTCGTTATTACCGAAAAGACGGGTAACAATAGTAGCGTTATCCTTACGGCCAAAGCCTATCAGAGTGGTGCGGAACTTTCAACGGGCCTAACCTATCAGTGGGAAAAGATGGTTAACGGCGGTTGGCAGACACTTACGGGTAAGACCTCACAGAGTTTGACCGTACAGGAAGCCGACATAGATACATACGGAGAGTTTCGCGTTACGGTATCGCTTAATGGTGCAGAAATCGGTAAGGATATTCAGGGCGTTATGGACGCATCCGACCCGTTCGATATTGACCCGTGCCCAAGCCCGGAAGATGAAGCCATTACGGAAGATCCAAACGGCAACGGTACGGTAACGTACACGCCAAAGGTGGTGAAGCGAGGTACTAACGTCAAGGCCATTGATACCACTTTCTATTTTGTAGTAAAGGACGCAGTAGGCGTTTATCTCAATTCGCAGTCAGACCGAACCACACCAAAGGCAAGCTACAGCGTTACACGCGCCCATTGCCTACAGGCAGGTGGTGACGTTTCAGTTACGATAACAGCTAAAGACTAGGGGCCTATGAGTGGAGTAATGAAAACTTGCGTAGTCAAGTTCATACGTCAGGGCGTTGGTATATCATTAACCGATGTAGAGTACGCGGATAGCACAAGCAGCACCGAAGCACCTACGGCGGGATGGCAGACCAACGCCCCCACCTGGCAGAACGGGCACTATATTTGGACGCGTACGAAGATCGTATATACTGATGGCACTACCAGGTATAGTAATCCTGTTTGTCTGCCAAGCGGTAAGGGTATCGTTAGTATCGAAGAACAATACTATAAGTCCACAAGTGCTACGACCACGACAGGCGGTAGTTGGCAAGGCACGCCACCTACATGGGAAAGCGGTAGGTATATTTGGACGCGATCAAAGATTACCTATACAGATGGTACTACAGCGTACACCGATCCCGTCAATACTACGGGTGCAACAGGAGCCACAGGGCCGCAAGGCCCAACCGGGCCGACAGGGCCGCAAGGCCCCGCAGGTGAGGACGGAAAGGATGGCAAAGACGGTACTAATGGAACCAACGGCGTTAGTTTTCGTAAGATCAATGCAGCAGCCCGTGAGTACACGTTAGCTTCGTGGCATCAATACGGCGACCCAGGACATACGGAAACATGGGGCGTATCAGGCTATGATAATTCCCATATCGTCGTAGGCGATACCGTATATATTACGGGTAAGGTATCAGACTGCAAGGATGCAGCGGGGAATAAGGTAGATGTTATGGCGTTTGGCACCTGTACCGCTAAGACATCTACGGTAATCACTATGTACACCACGAATCTTATTATAGGTGGAACCAAAGGCGATAAGGGAGATAATGGCGGTAGAGGCCCGGCACTTAGAGGCCCCCAGGATTGGAACGCACTACCTACAAGCTACTATTTCTATCAGGGCGCAGAGGGTGAGACCTACAAAGACGTAGTGCTGTATGGCGGTAATTTCTATAGCTGCATCAAGACCCACAATAAGCAAAGCGGTGTAGTGCCTACTGATGCTACCTATTGGCAGTTGGCCGACAAAGTGGAAATCATAGCGTCTAAAATCCTGCTATCCACTTACGCCCTTATTCAGAATTTGGGCGCGTCAGCTATCGAAATGAAAGACCCGGATACAGGCCAGACAATCTTTTATGCAAAGGACGGTACGGTTAGTTGTAAGGTTGGTATTTTTGAAAACGTTACGGTATCTGGAACCGTCAAAGGTATTACAGGATCGTTTAAGCAGCTTAATTGCGTTAACGATAGCGGCACGGTTATTTGTACTATGCGTTTTGGCTCCGATGGCCGAATGTGGTTTGAAAATGGCGACCTGTACCACCAGGGCACAAAAGACGGGCGCAGCCTACGTTTTTATACGTCTATGCTTTGGTGTAGAGGTAGTTTTGGTGCAAGGCAGCGAAATACATTAGTCGTTAATGATACGTATGGTTATTACCACACTAACGGCATATCGGTAAGCGGCGTTTATGTTTCGTTTTCATACGGCACGGCGGCAAACGGTGACAGGTATTATAAGATACCCTGCTACGGCCAGAATGATGATTATTCAGGTTTCCCCGTTGACACGATTATTTTTTCTATTAATAGTGAAACATTGTACTGTTATAACCTGGAAATGGCGGAGACGCAGCGGGTATTACTGATTAATGCCAACGATAATCAAAATAACGTCCAAATATATACCAACGGAAACAGAGTAACTATAGACGGCGGTATGGTGGGCGAAGTCGTAATGTTGCCCGTATCTAAGATGATACCACAACCTGCAAGCAACCTGTTAGGACGCGGTATAGTATTAGGGCAATTCCGTGATAACGATTGGCGTTAAAAAATTAGCAGATATGAAAACAAAGTTAGTATTTAACAAGTTGATACCGTTTAACGGTTTCCTGGCTATGACACTTTGGCCGTTTATCTTTGTGCGTGAAGAATTGGCAAAGATGTATAGCACGGTGGTAAACAACCACGAACACATACACGCAGAACAGCAAAAGGAAATGCTAATAGTTGGCTTTGTCCTGGCACTGATCGGCTTTGTGTTCGGTTTGGGATGGTGGGCGTTGCTCTTTGTCCCTATCTTCTTATGGTGGTATCTCCTGGAATGGATTATTAGAATACCTGTTGAGGGTAGCAGCCGCCAGGCATACCGTAATATATCCTTTGAGCGTGAGGCGTACGCCAACGAAAAGGATTTGGCCTACTTAGGTAGCCGAAAGCATTTTGTATGGATAAAATATATGTTTCACAATTAAAAGTTTAGATTTATGGTAAAACAAACTAAAAAAGTCTATCAGTCAAGCAAGATTACTACCACCGTTGCAAGTGGTGAGTATCTGATGAAAGTAGATGCAAACGGTAAGGTAACGATTATCTCACTTGATAATCTGAAAACGTCAATTTATGGCGGTATGAACATGAACGCTATAGAGGATGGTATTTTTATCATGTTCCACAGAAACAGCGATAACTACCCGCTGATGGTTAAGCCCCACAAATGGCCGTCGTACCAGAGCAGCGGAGAGATTGCAGAGGGTGTGGTAATCGTTGAGGGTGGTAAAATCCTGGTAGTGGCCCCAACCGAAACGGCTTTAACCTGGAGTAGCGCAGCCGTAAGCGGTGGAGCGACAACAACCACAGACCGCGTAGTAGCTATGAATGATTGGGCAGGTAGGACAAATACAACGTCTATCCTGAATCACTCTACAAGCAGCGCAATTACAAACACATCGTCGTACGCGCCAGGCTATTGTAACAACTACAGCCGCGTTAATGCCAATGGTAACGGTATGACAGCGGGTAAGTGGTGGCTACCATCATTGGGCGAAATGATGATGATCTACGCGAACATGACAAAAGTCAACTACGCGCTTTCACTGATTAACGGTGCAGATCAGTTGCAAGAAACCTGGTATTGGACTTCTACAGAGTACAGCGCGACGGACGCCTGGCTTCTGTTCCTCAACTACGGCTTCGTCTACGGCAACTTCACTAAGGCAAGTTACACGGGCAGAGTTCGCGCGGTTTCAGCGTTTCTTTATTAATTGAACTTTAGTTATTAAACTTTAAACTTTAGGGTGCGGCGGTAGCCGTACCCATTACAAAGAAAAATCGGATTATGGCAGATAAGCGATTAAAGTTAGTTTCCAACGCTCCTATATACAAAGACGTGCGCAGCCTATTAAACGAGATATTAGAGGTTACGCCAGAGTTTCCCAGGCAGTACAAATACACCATTGGCGGGGAAATGCAGAAATTAGCCGTCAGCCTGTTAAGTGGTGCAGCGGCAGCGTATATGGATAAGGCTAACAGATTGGCGCATCTATCCAAATTCCGATATGAGTTTGAGACACTAAGGACGTTAGTAAGAATCGCGGGTGAAAAACGTTGGATAAAAGGAATAGCGCGGCACGCACAGATCATAGAACTGATGGACGCGATAGGCAAGCAAAGTACAGCGTGGAAAAACTCAATATCCTTAGATAGCGAGTAGCCAGAATTGATTTAGTTACGACTAAACAAGCGTGCAGTTTTCCCGAAGAAATGGGGCATATACCGTCATTTACGGTTAAGGGCAAGTAAATATGCCACAGATTGCGAGCCTTACAGAGTACAGCGCGACGAACGCCTGGAATCTGAACCTCAACAACGGCAACGTCAACAACAACACTAAGGCAAGTAACACGAACAGAGTTCGCGCGGTTTCAGCACTTCTTGGGAAATAGAAACGTAAGTATATAATAGATGATATGGTAACAACAGCAGGGTTATTAGAAGCGTACTACGATTGTCGTAGAAACAAGCGTAAGACAGCAAGCGCGTTAGTCTATGAAATGGACTACGAAAGCAAGCTGATTGCGCTACGTGATCGTATCAATACGCGGACATACGCCCCCGGTAAGTCTATTTGCTTTGTCGTAACGCGCCCCAGGTATAGAGAAGTGTTTGCCGCCTCCTTTGAAGATCGTATAGTACACCACTATATAGCATTACGGTTAGAGCCATTGTTTGAGCAAGCATTTTGCCCGTACACCTATAATTGCAGAAAAGGCAAAGGGCAGCTTTACGGTACGAATGTATTACGTCAGCAGATTATCGAGTGCAGCGATAACTATACGCCGGATTGCTACATAATGAAACTTGATTTGCGCGGTTTCTTTATGAGCATAGACAAAAAGATTTTGGCACGCCTGATAGATAGTTTCGTAGATGAAGCGTACCAGGGCGACGATAAGGACGATTTGCGCCACCTTTGCCAGATCGTAATACTGCATGAGCCGGAAAAGAATTGTGAGCGACACAGCCCGGCAAGCTATTGGAATCACCTACCCGCCAACAAATCACTTTTCACAAATGGCGAGGGCAAAGGCGTTGCTATCGGCAACCTGTTTGCACAGCTTTTTGCCAATTTCCTGTTAAACAGCCTTGATTGGTTGGTAGAGGAATTAGGGTTAACGTATCATGGCAGGTACGTAGATGATTTCTATATGATACACCGTGATAAGATGGTACTACTTAACGCAGTACCCAGGATCAGGGAGAAACTAAGCGAATTGGGGTTAGAACTGAATGAGCGTAAGTTTTACTTTCAGCATTACACTAAGGGCGTAGAGTTTACGGGATCAATCCTAAAGCCCAACCGTGTATATACCTGCAATCGTACTATTACCAATTTCATAGCAGCCGTAAGACGGCTTAACAAGGCAAAGGATTTGCGCCAGGCAGAACACGCGGTTAATAGCATCAATTCGTACTTAGGACTATTGAGGCATAACAACGAATACAATACCAGAAAGCGGGTACTTAAAATGATAGAATCCCAGGCGTACGAATACGTCTATATTAAAAAGAACTATAGTATTCTGGCACTAAAGAATAAATACAAGAAACGAGTACAAACCTATAAACGTATTAGAGATGGCGATTATTGAAGTTGAACCAGAGGCCCCGGTTACGTTGCGCGTTGACGTTATCGACATGGGCCTGTTACATCTACTTGAAACAAGGTATGTTGTACTAATCAGTCAACGCGGCAGCGACATAGTAATAGAACTATATAAAAAGTGAGAATATGGACTACACAAGTATTGTTGAAATTACAGCGTCAATTGGCGCAGCTATCGGAGGTTGGGAGTTTATTAAGTATATGCTTAATATCCGTACCAACAAGCGTAAGGAGAGATCAGAGGCAGACAAAGCCAAAGCCGAAGCCGACAAAGCGGAGGCAGAGGCCAACAGCGCGGATTTTTCCGTATTACGTGAGACGGTAGAGTTTTTGCAGCAGCAGTTAAAGGAGAAAGAAGAACGTTTTGCAAGCCAGACAGACCGTTTGCGCAAGGTGCAGGATGATTACTTTACCCTGCTGCAAGAAAAGGCTAAAGCCGACCTGGAATTACAGCGTTTTCGATGCGTGCGCCCGGAGTGCGCACAGAGAGAACCACAAAACGGATATTAACAGCAGTAATAATTAAACCTAAAAAGCATGAAGATTACAGAGCAACAACTAAGACGGGCAGTGCCCGGAGTGAGCGCGGAAAATCTGCCAGGTTTCGTAAAGACGTTCAACGAATGGGCAGAAAGGTTTGGAATCAATACCCCTTTGCGCGTTGTGCATTACCTTGCACAAGTCTTTCACGAATCAGGCAACCTACGGCATAGGGAAGAAAACCTGAACTATTCGGCAGACGGCTTGCTAAAGGTTTTCCCCAAGTATTTTAAGAGCCGTACAGAGGCGTTGGCATACGCCCACAAGCCCCAAGCCATTGCAAACCACGTCTATGCAAGCCGTATGGGTAATGGCAATGAGGCAAGCGGCGACGGTTGGCGTTTCAAGGGACGCGGGTACATAGGCACAACAGGACGGGCAAACTATCAGGCATACGCCAATAGCGAATTTTGCAAAGGCGACCTGATGGCACACCCGGAATGGCTTGCACAGAATCCCGGCGACCAGAAAAGCGCGATGTATTTTTGGTATAAGAACGGCTTGAATAAATTAGCAGACCAGGATGATGTCGAAGCCGTGACGAAACGGATTAACGGCGGCTATAATGGTTTGGCAAATAGAAAGTATTTGTACAGGGTATTTAAAAAGGAGTTTGGCGTATGAAACGATTTACTAACAAACAGGCAAACACGCTGATAGTGTTACACGTTGTGGCGATCTTACTTTGGTTGTTTTGCGGGTGCAGATCGCACAAGACGGTTATAGACGAAAGCCACAATACGGCTTTTGTAGATACTACTAAGGTTGAGGCCGACAGCACAGGCCAGAGCCACCAGGTAACAGATACCACAAAGACCGAGACACAAACCGAGCAAAGCGCATCTATTGAGTTTGTGGACGGAGGCGGTACGGTTACTATCGACAGCACGGGTAATGTAACGCTATCCGGCGTTAAGTCCATCAAGGGTAATTTTAAGCAGAAAGCCAGAGAGGAAAAAGGCATTACCCAGGCTGATGAATCAGTTAGTACCCATAATAGTAAACACGGCGGTATCGGCTTGATTGAATCCGAGAACAGACACGAAACGAAAGAATCAAAGGCAGAGGCCCCCAAATGGTATCAGACCATATTAGCTAAGATCGGCGGGCTTTGCTGCATAGCAGCTTTGATCTATGCAATATTCCTATACCTGAAAAGAAAATTTTAAGAACAAACGTTTTTCGTAAATAGTGCTTTGCCCGCGTCAGTCCGAGAGGGATAGACGCGGGTACTTTTTACCTATATGTTAAGAAATTCGTTTTTCTTTAACACGTAGTCGATCACCTTACGGTTTGCGGCATCCACTTTGTCGCGGTTGTATTTGATGTAGATACCCGTTACCTTTGCCCCGTGAGTATGGCCCAGGGCCTCACTAATCGTATCTTTAGGTATATCCAATTCGGCTGCATACGTAGCCCAGGAATAACGCGCCCAATACCAACTTAGCTTTTTGTCTAAAGGTATCATTTTTGGTTGGCCGTTTTTGTGCTTTGCGTTACCGTCTGGCAGTCCAAGACGCGCCAGGGCGTTGTCTATTGTGCCCCCACAGGCTTTAATATTGGTGCAGCGGTCAAATATACTTAGCAGATGATCTTTGCCCCTGTAGCGGCTTAGAATGGCTTGCGCTTCCGGCTCAATTCTGATGCTATAGAGTTTGCCCGTTTTGGCACGCCTGTACTCTATACGGCCATCTATTACGTTATCGTCTGTAAGCCCCGCCAAATCTGCAAAGTTAATCCCGATCAGATAGAACGATAACAGGAACATATCGCGGTATTCTGTATAATGGTATCGCGTTTCCAGGTTTACCAAAGTACGCATTTTCTCTATAGGTAGTACACGCATACGGGTATCTTCTGTTTTTATCCTGTAGTGCCTGAATGGGTTATTAGTCGTTATATCACGATCCAGGGCGTAGTTAACGGCCCGTCGTACCACTTTCAGGTAAGCGGCCCTGGTATTAACTTTCAAGTCGGATAGCGACGTATAATAATCATCTATCCAGGCGGGCGTTATCTGTTCGCACGTAATCTTAGAGCAATCGCCACAGAACGTATTAAGACGGGCTATAGCAGTTTTGGCTATGTACTTTGTATTGTCGGCCCGGCCATCCGTTGTTTTCACTATCAGATCGTACAGAGAGGGCACGCCAACGGTAGGCTTTTGCAGGTCAAGGTTAGTGAGCATTTCGCGTATTTGTGCCCGTGAGAGTTTGCCCCATTGCCCCGTTTCGACCAATTCCAGAATACGATTACCTGTTAGCGTCAGCAGGTTAGTAAGTACATCATTGATACGCTTTGCGTTTTTACCTATGCAGCGTTTGGTTGTAGCATCCCAATCGTCAGGAGCCAAATATATTTCTGTACCCAGGTAGATATTAGTACCGTGCCCTACGACGATCTGAACCGGGTACGTACCATCTTTCAAGGCCCTACGGGTATCAAGTCTTAATGTGGATTTTGCCAT